GAGCAACCGCCATTAGCGGCGGCGCGATAGTAGACAAGCAACTTGCAGACAGCACTCTATCATCAGATGCGGCGGTGATCTGCCGAGCGCAGATCGGAGAGACCGCGCCCATCACTGCGACGGCGGGTGATACCATCTGGCAACAGTTCATCACCCGGATGCACACAGCCGTCGAGCAACAGCGCTCGATCGATATTCATCTTTTGCCGAAATTGATCGACACTCAAGATTTCATTTTGAGGCCGGGGCAGAACCTTTTGTGCAAAGTCGTGGCGGCGGCGGGCACTTCCAACGCTATCACCATGAACAATTTCATGATTGAGGCAGTGTTTGAGGAAACAGCCATTGCTACGTTTGCAATCAGCGGCACGGTTACGCTGAGCGGTTCGCCTGTCTCTGGGGCGAAAGTCATCGTGATCGAGGCTGATGATACTGTGCTGACAAATGCGGTCTTGCGGGATGTCATCACGACGCCCGCTGGCGGAACTTGGGCGTCAACCATTCGCACGGGCAAGGTTGGCGCGGCCTTCGTGCAATATACAACCGGAGGCGTTTATTACACGGCGCCCGGTAGTCCTTATCTAGCCTAATGCCAATCTACACACCGCCCGCTCTGGATGAGGTTGATTTTGCGCTTACGGCGTTCACGCCTGCGGTGATCACGCCGTATCAGAGCGCATTGACTGTTTACTCAGTGCCCGCGCTGGATGAGGTTGATTTTGCGCTGGTTGCTTATACGCTGCCTGATTTTAACACTGTCGATTTTGAATTTCTGCCAACAGGCGGCACGACCTACACCGACACAGGCAAGGGCATTGCGATCTGCGCGGCCAGCGGCGCGGAGGTAGTCGAGCGAGTAGATGCAGGCCGGGGTATATCAATTAGCAGCGGCAGCGGCCTTGATGCGACGGAGAGGATAGACGCTGGCGTTGGTATCACGGTTGGCATTGCAGCGGGCGCTGATGCAGTCGAGCGAGTAGACGCCGGTCGGGGCGTATCGATCGGTAGTGGCAGCGGCCTTGATGCGACGGAGAGGATAGATGCAGGCGCTGGTATCACGGTTGGCATTGCAGCGGGCGCTGATGCGGTCGATAGGGCAGATGTTGGGTCAGGTTTTGCGGTTGGTGTCGCGTCCGGCGTCGATGCGGTTGAGTACGTTGATGCTAGTATTGGTATTGCAGTTGGTATCGGAAGCGGCGCTGATGAAGTTGAACACGCAGGCGGCACAGTCTACGAGGACGCGGGCAGCGGCGTGCTGTTGTGTTTGGGCAGCGGTATCAGCGTCGTTGATGAACCTGAGATAGAACTGGAGCAAGGCGTCTTTAGCAATTACTTCTGGCGGCTTGCTCAAATGCCCATCTCGACTGACAGCGAAGATGACGAGTTGATCTTAGAGTTCTTTGCATTGGCGATGCTCCTATGACTGACACAGCACAGCAATCATTAGCCTCTGCCCTCTCGCGGGCGGTTGACTATTTGGCGCAGCGTTACGGTATGTCGGTCAAAGATTCCCGCGCCTATCCCGCGCAGCGCAAGAGTTACATGATCAACATCTTCGGCGCAATGAACGGCTATCTCACACAGGGCGATAATCTGGTAGCCGCCCGCAACGAGTTTAGCAAAGAGATGATCGAGCGATTCTACAGTGTGTTTGTCTTGGGTTATACGCAGGCGGGCGGTTCTGAGAAAGACCTGACCGGCGATAGTCCTGATCTGGATTGGATCAACGCCCGCACCGAGGAAGAGATCGGCTACATCAAATCGCTATTCGTGACGTTGCGTGAGGCGAAGCAATCGGACTTGACTCGTGATGAATTGAAAGAACTGGCGCAGGATCACGCCGACGCCTACACGAACAGCCTCGACATGGTGTATAGTGAAGGCAGGATGCGCGGGGCTGGCGCGCTCATGTTGACGATGGTCGGTGAAGATGGAAATGAATCCTGTAGCGATTGTCGGAAGCGCAAGGGCAAACGCTACTCTGCTAAAAAGTGGTTGGCGATCGGCTATCCCCCGTCGCGTGATTTTGAATGCCACGGCTACAACTGCCAGCATTACTTGATAGACGACAAGGGCAAACGCTGGACACGATGAAAACTCAAATCACCTCCAACATCGGCAAAGTATCGGCGCGGTATAAACGCATGGCGAAACAACTCCCCGGCGTCATCGACAAGGCGACGAAAGCGATCATTGTTGATGACGCATTGCCGCTGTTTGAAAAGACGGTCAGGACGTGGCAGCACCAACCGCGTTTTGCGGCGCGTAAGGCATATCACGGTTACGGGATCACGGTTGAACCCGAATATCCGTTTGAATGGATCAATCGTGGTACTCGTGTCAGGTATGCCACGATGTCGAAAGACTGGAAGAGCAAGACAAAGCTCGGCGTCATCGCGTCCTATAACGGCGCTGGCCGAATGCTGTTCGTCTCGCGCAAGCACCCGCGCCCCGGCATTCAGGCGCGGAACTTCACAGACATTATCATGCGGCGCGTTCAGGCGCGGGCGGCTGGTCGGATGCGAAAGGCATTATCTGATGCGTCCTATGGCGCAGGAGTGGAGTTATAATGAGCGAACCGTCACCCGTCTACTACGCCGATCTCATTCCAACCGCTGCTGAGTTGAAATTACTTGCCCGCTTGCGCCAGTTGCGCGGCATGTGTATTGTGGACTCGGACAGCATGACGCTATGGGCGGCGCGGGGGCCGGAATACTGCAATGGCAAGCACCTCAAGACGATCGAGGAAATGATCATCGAGGCGCGGAATGCTTGACAGTCGTGCTATAATGAGATTACCTAATCGCTAGGCTCGCCTTGAGCACGACCTAGACCGGAAGCGTACCCGGTGCAAATCAATACCGCGCTGCCCAAAACAGCGCGGCGGGAAAAGCAAGCCCGATCAGTGAGAAATCACGATCGGGCTTTTGCGTTTTTGAGGTGAATATGCCAGCACTTGATCCGGTTGTACGCGATGCATTGAATAGGCAATACACGACAGAGCGCCAGAGCAGCGCGTTATATGAGGCGATTAGCAACCGCTTCTCGTTTCTGAATCTGCCGGGCCTGGCGCATTTTGCCGACAGCTTGTCATGTCAGAAAGCAGAACAGGCCGACAAATTGCGCGGCTATGTGCTTGATCGGTATGGCTTCCCGGTGCTTGATGCGCTCCCGCTGATCGATCCGCCGCAAGCTGACATGCTGACGGCGGCGCGAGTGCTGTTCGCCTATGCGCTGATGCGCGAACAAATGAATACAGAATCACTTAAGACCTTATATGATCTGGCGGTTGATGCGGACGATCCGCAGACCTGTCAGTTCTTGCTATGCTGCTTAAAGCATCAGACAAGTGTCGAAGCGCAGATGAGCGAACTCGCGGCGCGGGCGCAATTTGCCGAGGGCTGCGCGGCGGCGGTGCTAATGCTCGATCATGATCTAGGAGAATAATATGCCCTATCATATAACCAGCGAGGCGGGAAAATTCGAGGTCGTTGACGACGCGGGCAAAATCATCGGCACACACCCGACACGCAAGCAGGCGTTAGCGCAGCTCAAGGCGTTGTATGCCAATGTGCCGGACGCAAAGAAAGAGGCGACGAAAGACCCTGGCGATTATCTCATTGTTGAGGACAGCGAAGCGCCTACCACATGGCATCTGCAAGTCAAGAAAAACGGCACGCCCGATCATGTGCTGATGGGCGCGGCGTGGGCGGCGCTGCACGATGGCTACCGGGGCAACAAATATGAGGGGCCGGATAAGGGCAACGCATTAGACAAACTCAAGAAACTGTACGAGGCAGAGAAGATGGATACACCCGCGACGAAGGAAACTCAAGAGCCGGAGCCGACGAAGCCGAGCGTGATTGATCGAGTGCTGGCCTTGTTCGCTGGCAACAAAGAGGGCCGCCGCAACTCATCGCCGGACGGCGACCGGCTGCAGCAGATACACGATCTAGCCGTGCTGAACGGTGCATCCTGCCCGATGGTGATGAAAGAGGCTGACGGGCGCTTACGTTGGGTTCTGTTTTCAAGCAATGCATTTCAGGATAGTGACAGGGAAATTGTCAGCCAGAAAGCGCTTGAAGCAGACGTAGCACGCACCGACAAGGAAAGCGCACCATATGGGCCGTTGCGTTGGTGGCACATGGGCGCGCCTGATCCGATTGGCCTGTCAGCAGGCAGCGGGGCGGATATTGGCGATTGCGACTACCGCGCCATGAGCGGGCGCGTCTTGATTGAGTCGGGTACATTCCGAAGTGAACAGATTGGCGCGGCTGTTAAAGAACGCGCTGACACGCTCGCGGGCAGCATCGGATTTTTCCATCCGCGTGACGAACCGGATAACGAGGGTGTCTATCAGAACATCGTGGAATTTGAACGGAGCCTGCTCCCACGCGGCAAGGCTTCCAATTCGTTGACGGCGCTAACCGTCAAAGGAGATCAGGATATGGCAACGAGCAAGGAAAAACAGGACGCACTTGCGGCGCTGCTTGGCGATCCCGCGCTGGCGGAAAGCATTATCAAGCAAGCCGAAGCGACTGAGAAAGCCGCCGATGATCGCGGTTTGAAGTACAAGGAGGAAAAACCGGCAGAGCCCACGCCGGAAACACCCGCGCCGGAAGTCACGGCTAAAGCGCTAAGCGGCGAACCGACTGCTGTACCCGCGCATGGCAGCAGTGGCTTGATGAAAGCCTTTGGTTTGGATGACGATGACGACAAAGAGGCGATCACCGAGAAGATGTACAAGGCTTTCGCGCCACGCTTTGAGAAAATGATCGAAGAGAAGATGAAAGCGGGCGCGAAAGAAACCGCCGAGAAAGAAGCGGGCCTGAAAGCGACCATCGATCAGATCGCCGCTGATGTCAAGGAATTAAAGGGTGATGTACCACGCGGGCTGCAAGGCGGCTTTCGTGCTTCACTCAGTGACATGACGATCTTGAAAGAGATCAACACCAAATCAGCCCCGGAAGTCGGCACGCTTGACAGCGTGATCGATCAACTGATGGGCATCAAGAAATGAGGAATGGCTATGACTGACATTGATTATAAACAACTGGCAGGCGAATTGATCGCCGCCTATAAAGCGCCAACCGGCACGCCGGGCAATGTGCAAGCTCACGGCGCGGGCGGCCTGTTATCTCCGTTCGGCCTCTCACGCGAGATCATGAACGCCATGATGCTGCCGGGGACGGGCTTGATCAACCAACTCCCGCTTGAGATGAGCAACGAACAAAGCCCATTGTATGGCATTCTGACCGGCGTCACAGCGTCGAGCGGCAGTGAAGCATCAAATCGCTGTGATGACCCGCCCAGTGCGGGTCTGCTGAAACTCTGTACACACTCCTATGTATGGGGTTGGTTCGGACGCACGTCTACCGAAATGAGGCTTGACCAATTCGGGGAGGTGGTGAATCGTGGCGAGTTCCTTGACCACATGCTGATCGGCGATCCATTCGCAGGGCCGCAAGTGCAAGACTCTGGCGCGTTGGTTCCGGGCGGCACGGCTGATTTTTTGCGGGCTGGCTACAAGAAAGCCATGTATGAAGTTGCTGTGGCGCTGTTGCGTGATCAGGCGGCTGACATCTACAGCGGCAACCCGACCAACAACACCGGCGATGGACGGCAGTTCTATCGCGGCCTCGATCAGCTGATCAATACCGGCTATGCCGATGCGATCACGCAAGTGGCCTGCCCGGCGGCTGATTCGATCGTTGAATCGTTCGGATCGCTGGCTGTGGAAACTAACGGCGGAGTTCTGGTTTCGCGCATTGCCAACATCATGCGCCGCTTGAATATCATCGCGGCCATGACGGGCATGGCTCCCGTCGAATGGGTGATCTGTATGCGCCCGACGCTGTTCTACCAGTTGTCGGAGGTGTGGCCGTGTGCGTATATGACCTACCGCTGTTTGAATAGCGGTGACTTCAGCGCCAGCAGCACAAGCCAGACGACCACGGCAGAACTGATCAAAATGCGCGATGAGATGCGCGGTGATCTGTACCAGCGCACCGGGCAATACCTCTTGATCGACGGCGTGAAAGTGCGCGTCATTCTGGATGACGGCATTGCTGAAACGAATCTGGCAGGATCATCGTTCCGATCCGACATGTACTTCGTACCGATCATGGCGCGGGGCCGGTCAGTCACACGAATGCAGTATTTCAGTTTTGACGGGCCGTTTGCTGCAATGCAGGCAGCGCAGGCGTTGGGTTATCAGTCGTATTACGCCACGACCGGCGGCGGGCGCTATCTGTGGCACTCGCAGCCGCCGCTGAATCTGTGCATCAAAGTCGTCGGCTGGACTAAGCCGCGCCTGATTCTGGAAACGCCATATCTGGCGGCACGTTTGACCAACCTGCTGTATACGCCGGTTGCACACGAACGCGACTGGAATCCGAGCAACACCTCGTTCTTTGTGGACGGCGGGCGCAGCACCTATGCGGGTTATGGATCGTTCTACACGCCATAACAGTCAATCTGAATATCTTGAAAGGGGCGGCATAGGTCGCCCCTACTCTAGCACTTATGCGAATCTTTATCTATTCGTCCGATAAAACCTCGTGGTCATTGCGCCCGTTTGCTTATCTATTCCGGCGCTATTGGTCAGAGGATACGCCGGTGATGGTGTTCGGCAATTCGCCGCTGCCGTTTGAGTTGCCGGATAATTTCACCTGGAAATCGATCGGCCCGTTTCAGCCGGTAGAAGAATGGACAACCGATCTGATCGCGGCCTTGTTGGATATGCCTGATGAAATTATCTGCCTTATGATGGATGACTATTGGATCAATCGCATGGTTGATCACGATGCGATTCGATGGTGTGAGTTGTACATGCACGAACACCCGGAGGTTGGCCGCTTCGACATTTGCTCCGATCGATTATTTGCGCGGGGCATTACCGACTATACCAAGATCGGCTATCTGGACGTGATCCAAAGCGATCCGCTTTCGCCCTACCATTTCAGTTATCAGGCGTCATTGTGGCGGCGTTCAACATTACTCAATTGCATAGAGCCGCATGAGACGCCGTGGCAATCAGAGATTCGCGGCGATGAGCGTTTGCGGAATCTAGGCGCGCTTGTGCTAGGCACACGTCAAGGGCCGCTGCGCTATACCATCGCCGTACAAAAGGGAAAGTTTCAGCCGGACGGCGGCTATCAGACGCCGAGTAATGCGATGAACGTCGAAGATGTGCAATACATCCTAGAACAAGGATGGGTTCCTGATCATGCCCAGGGGTGATGTCATCATCGCAGGTTTTCCGAAGTCGGGGAATACCTGGCTATCCCGATTGATGGGCGATGTGCTTAATCGGCCTATTCGCGGAATCGGTAACGCCGTACCGTTGGCCGCTGAGGGCGAAGAGCGCGGGGCCGGGCGTGGCATTATTCAGCAGTTGCACTTGATCCCTGATGAAGATATAGACGAGGAGCATAACCCCGGCTTCATCGCGTCACAATGGAGGATCAATCCGCGCCAATACAACGGGGAACACGTCATTCATATCATCCGCGATCCGCGTGATGTTGCCGTGTCGATTGACGCTTATTGGGGCCGATTCAATATTGACGTGACTCTGTGTGGCCTCATGGCAAAAGGCGAACATCCTTTGTGGGGTACGAGTTGGCGCAAGTATATCGAAGCGTGGCGTGACACAACACAGTCGCATGTCGAAAGTCGCTATGAATGGCTGCACGCCGATCCGGCGAAAGAGATGCAACGTTTACTGAACCTGTTCGGCCTCAAGCCGGAGCATGATCTAGGCGAAGTGATCGAGCGCCAATCGTTTCTGGCACGCAAGGAACAGATCGAACGCGACGGCGAGAACATGCCGCATGGCAAGGGCATCCAAAGAGCCAACATGCGAAAGGGTATCGTCGGTGATTGGCGCAATGTGTTTACTGCCGAGCAAAAACGAATGGCGTTTCAACTGTTCAACGATCATATTCTAGCTTTAGGTTACGAAACAAACCCGCTGTGGTGGTGCGACTATCAGGAGCATGACGAGCGCGGTTTGCTGGAAATGCTGAACGCACTCTATACCATGACGGATACCGGGGAGGAGCTATGCCGGACACTCTACCGCCTGAGTGACAACGTGACAGGCGACATTGTAGAAGTCGGGGCGGGTCGGGGCCGCACGGCGATCGCACTAGGCTGGCGATCAGGCAACCACGTCAAGTCGGTAGATGATTATGCCGATCATCTAGATTGGGCCAATAACATCTATGATGCACAAGCTCGCTCTGATTATCTGCTGAACACGCGCAAGGCCGGGGTGCAATCCATTCCCGTTTACCGCGACTCGTGGGCGGCGGCGGTGCAGCAAAACAGTCCGATCGGACTGTGGTTTTGGGACATTTCTAGCGCGGGCCGCCTGCTGAAAGACTGGCAAATCTGGCGCGATCGGATACGCGGGCGGGCGCTGATCCGTGACACATTCGATCAAAGGCTGGGCAGTCGTGACGTGTTGGAATACGAGAACGGGCGCGGCGAATTTGAAATAGAACGCGACGATCCGGGCGTGCTGATACTGAGGCGGATAACATGACTGACAAAGCCGCCGTGTGGGTAATTGACCACGCGCACGAACACGAGAAGCGCACATCGCAAGAACGCTTTCACGCGCTCATGCCGGATATTGAGATGATCACGCTTATGCCCACGCGCACGCACGCGGGTTGGTATGCTAACTATATCGCGGCGTTGTTGCAAACGTTGGACATGGATTTTGATCAATTCGTTTTCTTTGATTCGGATACATGGCTGGTCGAACCGATACCGGACGTGTACGAAGTGCTGAATGTCTACCCGTTGGCAGGTGTTCATGCGCCTGCTCGCTGGACATGCCCGACGCCGTACCCGATCCCGGAGGCGTTTCCCGAACTGAATACCGGCGTACTGGGCTATACGCGCACTTTTGACGTGCGGCTGTTGTTTTCGCGCTGGCTGGATGTGATGATCAATGAATTCGAGACGATTGGCGACAACGATCAGGGCTCACTGCGCGTGGCGCTGTGGGAATGCCATACTCCGATTTGGATCATGCCGCCTGAATACAACTGCCGTTTCGGGTTCGGCGGTTTTGCCGGATCAACGGTCAAAGTGCTGCATGGACGCGGCGAAAATTTCGAGCAGGCGGCGGACGTGGTGAATTACGTGACGAGTATGCGCGTATGGTCAGGCAGGGATTTTCATGAGCGCGTTTGATATTGCAATCGGACAGGGCTATCTCACCGTCAAAGAAGTGATGGCGATCAAGGAAGTTTGTCACAGGCTGCGAAGTAATCCGATTGGCGTCAACATCGGAAGCGGAGCCGGAACCAGCGTGATCGCCGTGCTGGAAGAGGTAGGTGACATCATTTTATACGACATTGATCTTGACCTGTCGCACGGCGCGGCGCAACTGCGGGAGCATGGCTACCATGAGGATAGCCGCCTCAAGCGCATACAGGGCGACAGCGGCGAGATTGGCCTGACCTTCCGGGGAGAAATAGATTACCTGTTCATTGATGGCGATCACACTGAGGAGGGCGTACGTGCTGATTGTCGCGCCTGGCTGCCGCACATGCGATCGGACGGCTTTGTGTTGTTTCATGATTATTGGCCGTACCCGCTCGATCACGAATTAGCAGGTGTGGACTATTGGCCGCGTGTTCGCATGGTCGCCAATGAAGAGATGGATGACGCAATGGTCGTGCTGGATTCTGATCGATTGAGGATATATCAGATCAAATGAAACTCTGTCTCTTACCTGAACCGGCAAAACTTGCGCCCGCGCACGGCATAGGCCGCGTGGTACACGCGCAGAGAAAATACCTGCCCGCGTTAGGCTTTGAGTTTGTTGATCGTGATGCTGATCTTTACATCGGCCACACGCAGCAATTCGATATGCCGCGCATTGACGTGCTGTGTTGTCATGGTCTGTACTGGACAGGCGACAAGGGCAGCGGCAAATATACCGACTACAGTCATGCTGCTAATCGCGGAATCATCGAAGCGGCGCGGCGGGCTAAGGTGATCGTCGTGCCGTCGCAGTGGGTCGCCATGCCGTTTAAGCGTGACATGCGGATCAATCCTATGGTGATCGGGCATGGGATTGATCTTGACGAGTGGAAACCGGGCCGGTCACAGGGTTACGTGCTATGGAACAAAAATCGTAACTTCGATGTATGCGACCCGACGCCGCCCTTTGAACTAGCCAAGCGCGGGATCGATGTGGTGACGACCTTTATACCGCCGAGCGTGCGGCGTACAAAGCACTTACAGGTCATCGGCACGCAGGACGCGCCGCAGATGAAGCAAATCATCGCGGATGCCTCAATCTATCTGGCGACGGTCAAGGAAACTTTCGGCATTGGCACGCTTGAGGCGATGGCCTGCGGTGTGCCGGTGCTGGGCTTTGATTGGGGTGGCACGGCTGAAATCGTGACAAACGGTATTGATGGTATCCTGGTCAAACCGGGCGACTATGATGCGCTGCACAATGGCTACATCGAAATTATGAGCCGCCGGGCCGAGATGAGCGCAGCGGCCATGCAGACAGCCAGCCGCTATAGTTGGGAGTCGGCTATGGCACAATACGCCGACTTGTTCCGACAGGTACACCAATCGCTGCAGCACGCGCCGCAAGGTGTTAGTTTCGTGATTACTGCCTATAACTACGGAAAATACATTTCTGAGGCCGTGGACAGTGTTCTGGCGCAGACAATCAAGCCTGCTGAGGTGATCGTAGTCGATGATGGCTCCACTGATGACACGCTTGATCGGCTGGCGCAATATCGGAATACCGGGGTAAAGGTTATCCATCAGCGCAATGCAGGCGTAGCAGCAGCGCGTACTACAGGGATTGAGGCCACGACGCAGCCCTATATTGTGCTATTGGATGCTGACGACAAGCTGGAGCCGACCTTTGCGGCGGCGCTGTTGCCAGCGATGCAAGCCGATCGGGGGTTGGGTATTGCTTATACCGGCTTGGTCGGTTTCACTGACGAGGGAGCCGAGCATAAAACGGACTTCCCGCCTGAATTCTCGTGGAATCATCAAGCGCAGAATACCGTGCCGCCTGCGTGCTGTATTCCAAGCGCCTGCATGTTCCGGCGTGAAATGTGGGAACGGGCGGGGCCGCACAAGCAAGAGTACGCGCCGGGCGAAGATGCTGAATTCTGGACACGCGGTTTATCAGTTGGCTTTATGGCGCGCAAGGTCACAACTGATCGCCTATTCCGTTATCGCTTGCACGCCAAGAGCAATTCAAGGCGGCTCAAATACAAAGCGATTGACGATCACCTGCCCTGGCTGCGCGATCATATTTTCCCATTTGCCGTGCCGATGGACGGCAACAGCGTGCCGGAAGTGTTCTCGTATTCAAGCCCGACTGTCGCGGTGATCATCGCCGTGACGCCGGGGCATGTCCATCATCTAGCCGAGGCGATCGATTCCGTGTTAGGGCAAACGCTGCGCTCGTGGGAATTGATCATCGTTGACGATACGATCAAGGATCGCCAAACGGACATACCTGCCTCGTTGCTGCGCCGCTATCCATTCGCATCATGGGTAGTCGATGGCCGACAGCGTGGCTTGAATGCGGCGCGCAACTATGGCTTGAGTGAAGTCAAAGCGCCGCTCGTGCTGTTTCTTGATCCCGACGATGTGTTATTACCCAATGCCTTGCAAGAGTTAGCGAAGGGCCTTGACGATCAAGCGGGCTATACCTACGGCAACACTGAGATCATCAAGGCGACCGGACATCCGCAGACGTATCGGGCGCTTGATTTTCCCGGCGTCGTGCAATCCGAGCAGCGCATTCCGAAAATCGCCGCATTGATCCCGCATGATTGGCTGTTGGACGTGGGAGGCTTTGACGAGGCGATCAGCCATGATGAAAACGATCTCCTTGTGCGGTTAGCTTTGAAAAGCTACTGCGGGCGGCATGTCGATCGGGCCGTGCTGATTTATCGTGAGTATCTATCGCCTAACGGCCAACACCCGCTAGGCGGCGCAAGATTACAGGGGGTTACTATGTCGTGCTGCGGTGGAAACGGGGCAGCGATTCTAGCGGCGAAGATGGCGATCAATGCCATGCCCGCTGACATCAACAGTTATCAAGGCGATCCGGTTGCGGGAATGGTGCTGCTGAATTATATCGGCAAGAATCCCGGATCGTATACGTTCAACGGCAACGGGGGCCGCACGTATCAGGGCGCGGATAATGACGTACAGCGGCAAGTGTGGGCGCACCCTGACGATGTGACTTTGCTCGTGCGAACAAGCAAATGGGTTGTCGCGCCGCCGCCGAATCCAGTTGAAACGATCACCGCTGCGCCACAAGTTGAGGCCGTCGAGACAATCGCGGCGGTTCCGGCGGTTGAGGCCGTCAGAACGATGACGGCAGTATTGGAGGCGCAAGTCACCACGGATTCACTGACACCGAAGAGGCGCAAGCGCAAATGACACTCTTCATGTTTATTGTCGTACTCATGGCCGCCTATCGTCTCGCGCATATGATAGCGCGTGAAGAGGGGCCATTCAGCATGTTCGCCAGTCTGCGCGGGCGCATTGATTCCAATCAGGCGACATGGATCGGGCGTGGTCTGAATTGCGCGGCCTGCATCAGCGTATGGACATCATTGATCGTGGTGTTGGCTGTGTTGTACCTACCCGCTGAGATTGTGACGCCGCTCGTATTCTGGCTGGCTGTGGCGTGCGGCGGGCTGATCCTCAATAAGGTGATGAGCAAATGACCGGACTCGTACATCCTGAACTATTCCGCCGTGAAATGCAGTTTCAGCCGTGGGCATTTTGGCAATTGCAGGCGATCGGATCGACGTTCATCACCGACTGCGATCCGACCGTGTTTGAGTATGCCTATCAGACGACCGACGCAGCAGGCCGCGAGGACATCCGCACAGCGATCAAACGCGCCGAGGAGATGATCTTTCCGCACTTAGGCTATAACATCGCGCCGCGCTACAAGGAAATCACCGTTCCTGTACCGCGCTATTTTGACAGCAATCTTAACCGCATGAACTATATCAGCGCAGACGGTAGATGGTTGACGATCAACTTGTCTGAAGCAAAGATCAGAAAAATCGGAGTTGAAACCTACAGCCTGATCGAAACTGTCACCACAGGCGCGCCCGCGCACCTGGTCTATAGCGATGCTGATGGCGATGGTATCTATGACACATTCACGGCAACCGTGAGCACGACCGTCACCGATCTTGAAGAGATACAGGTGATATTTGCCGCAGGCGATCGGCTAAACGGCGCGGGGCCGTCTGAGCGCTGGCGCATTCCGGCAACTGTGAACATTAGTGGCGGCGTGGCGACGATCAAGGGGCCGTATTGGTGTTTGGTCAAGCCGATCCTGTATCAATCGCCGCTGGCGACATCGGCGCTGAGCATTAGCACGGCGTCAAACTTTGTCACATCACTGGACATCTATCGGCGCTATATCGATCCGACCGGCACGACTACCGACACGGCACAGGCGAAACTTATCTGGGAAACGCGCCCGTTTCCGGCCTTTGCCACATGCACAGGTTGCGGCTCGTCAACGGGCGGCGCGAATTCACAAGACCCGGCGGCGGAGGCATACGCCATTGCCCGCTGTGGTATTCGTGACGCTGAGCGCGGGATCGTCTCAGTCGGTGAGGCGGTCTATGATTCGACTAGCGGTGAATGGTACGCCTCTTGGATGTCTAATTGCGCGCCGCCGTCTCGCATCGAGATCAGATATGAAGCCGGTGATAACCTCATCAATGGACAGATTCAACCGAAATGGATTTCGGTTATCTCGCGTTTGACCGCTGCTGAAATCGGGCGGCGAATATGCGCCTGCCCCAGCACGAACAAGGAACTATATTACTGGCAGATTGATCGGGCGTTCGTGGGCAGTGCTGAGCTTGAGAAGTTTTCGATGACTAATGATGAGATGAATAGTCCATTTGGAACGCGCAACGGCCACTTGTTTGCGTGGAAGCAAGTCAAGCCGCTCGTGTTCAGAAAGGGGGTGTTGGGCTGATGTTTGAATGGAACACTGTAATCACAAACATCGCCGCACTAACGATCGCGGGCGTGACGGTGCTTGATCATGCGCCGCAGTTCTCGCAGAATTGCCGCGTGCCTGCCTTGTATCCCTCTTACTCGCCAACCGTTGATCTCAACAGCGTGGAAAGATTATCGGCGTGTGTAAGCGGTAACGCTTTCAAGCGGGCCAAGTACACCATCAACTATGTGTATCTGCATATCGAGACGACGCAGAGCACCGACAACAGCCAGTATGAAACGGCGATTCGCGCCGCTATGTCGAATATTTTTACGGCGATTGCGAACGCCGATACCGATCTGGGCGTTTACGAGGTCATCCCGACCGGCTTTTCGATTGCTGAAAAACTGATCGAAGTCGGTGGCCGCACCTATTTGGGCGGTCAGGTGACGCTCGAAGCAACAGAGTACATCAATTAGGAGAATGAGTCATGGCAAAATACACGGGAGCTAACCTCGAAATCACGATGGGATCAACGGCGATCCCATGCAACAACATTCGCAGCGTTACCGTGAGCGAAAAGGTCAACACGGTTGATTCTACCGGCGCGTGCGATGCGTACATGACATTTATCGCCACGCGGCGCGATGCGGATGTGACGTTGGAAGTGCTGGACGACACGACACCGGCCACGGTATTCGGCCTGTTCGGGCCGACACAGAGCGGGCAGACGTTGGTGATCTATCCGCAGGGCAACAGCAGCGGCAAGCCGAAACTGACCTGCACCGATTTTGTGATCACCGGGCGCGATCGAAACATCGGCTATAACGATGTGGTTGCCGTGACCTGTACAGGCAAGGCCAGCGGCGGATTTGTCGAAGCGACTGTCTAACTGAGGAGGGGAGATCGTGATCAAGGAACGTGAAGCGTTGGGCGTGAGTTTTGAACTACCCGATCGACTAACCGTCGATCAACTCGACAACTATCAGCAGTGCATCGGCCAATACCTCAACAACTACAAGGATCAATTTCTGAGCAATACCCGCTACCGTGCCATGATTTTTGCGGCGGCGGTTGAAGCGGGTTTGATCAGTCAATGGCAGAGCAGCACCATGCCAACGCTTGAAATAGACGAGGTGGGCCAGGCTGACGCACAGGTGATTTTATATGTCGGGAAAGAAATTGAAGACTACATCACGGCCTATACCACGATCTCCCCAAACTAACTCTGGCGGCGGCGCGTTGCGGGCGGGCCGCCGGACGGCATGAACCTAGCCCGCCGCCGCCGCGAGAACTGATCGACGCTTGGCGCAGTCAACAATGGGGCTTGCCTTATGCGGGCGGCTGGAAAGTTCAGACAGCCGGGAGCCTCGAAAGAATGAATCACGCGCTGAACGTTTACACGGCCTGCAAGATGTTTGAAGAACGCGGCGCAATGACCGAGGTAGAGTTCAGCGAAAAATATTTTGATCTGTGGAAGATGATTATCGACATAGAGCAGATGGAGCGCGACCATGCCTGATGTGGTACAGATCGCCATACAAGCAACCGATCTAGCCTCTAAAGTGATCGGCGGTGTTGGTGATTCGCTCGACAAATTAGGGCGACAAACCGACGAAACCGATAAGAAAATAAAACTGTTCGGTTTGACTACCGATCAGATCGGTTCCAAGATGACAGCGGCGGGCAAGATTGCCACCGTGGGCTTGACCTTGCCGATCGCGGGCTTGGCAGTTGCGGCGAGCAAAGCAGCATCAGACCTTAATGAGACAATGAACAAAATCGATGTACTATTTGGAGATTCAGCAAATGAAATTAAAAAATGGTCTGAAACATCGGCGCAGGCTTTCGGACAATCCAAGCAACACGCGCTAGACTCTGCGGCTAGTTTTGCGATGTTCGGAAAGTCGGCAGGATTAGCCGGTAATGAGATCGTCAAGTTTGCGCAAAATCACACTGTACTCGCCTCTGACCTGGCCTCATTCAACAATACATCACCGCAAGAAGCATTTGAGGCTATCGGCGCTGCCCTGCGTGGTGAAACCGAGCCGATCCGCCGCTATAATGTCCTCATCAATGAAGCTACCTTGAAAGATGAAGCACTTAGACAGGGCTTGATTAAAACTGTGTCAGAGGCTCTTACGCCGCAACAAAAGATATTGGCAACAAGCGCTTTGATCTTCCAGCAGACCACGGCGGCGCAGGGTGATTATGCTCGAACTGCTGACGGTGTAGCCAATGCCACGCGCACGCTAAATGAGCAATTCCAGGATACTCTAGCCTCATTGGGACAAGCCCTGTTACCGACTGTGCAAAAGGCAGTAGGGATTGCAAATGATCTACTGAAATCGTTCAATGCACTTGACCAACCCACCAAAGATTTGATCGTGGGCTTTGGCCTGATGGCCGCCGCCGCCGGGCCGGTATTGACCATCGGCGGGAAACTCGTTAGCGTGTTCGGAACGTTGACTTCAGTAGCCCTTGATGTGGCAGGCGGCGTCGTGACCATGAGCAAATCGGTCGGTGAAACGGCGGGCTATCTGAAGACCGTTGGGATAAATGCCGATAGCGTCAAGTTCGCTTTTCAGAATTTGAAAGCCAGCGGCGCATTGCTGGGCGCTGAACTGGCGATCATCGCAGCGGGCTTGATTGCCATTGGAAAGTTTTTGGAGGAAGTCGGCAACGCCGCACAAGCCACGACCGAAGATTTGATCGCCATGTCCAAGAGCGGCGATGTATTCAAGCAAGCCGCCGCCACGACTGAAATCCTCACGAATGGACAGAATCGTCTAAGGGCCGCATTGAACGGGACGCATGAGGCGATCAAGACGAACGCCAGGGATTTTGCAGACTACCGGTCATCGATCGAGGCGACGGCGAAGGCGGCGGGGTACGAGATCGACGCGCAGGGGAATTTGATTACGGTGACGTATGGCCTGGGCGGGCGCGTGGAGAAGTTGACTGAGGCGAATTATGCGCTGACGGAGTCGCAGTATCGATTGGCGAGAGCGCAGCAGAGCACGGCGGGGCTGTACGATGAGTCCGATCGGGCGGCGCGGCGAATGCTGGCACTGGCGGGGCTGTACGATGAGTCCGATCGGGCGGCGCGGCGAACAAAGGACGGCTTGCTGGCACTGGCGGATGCACAGCGGGAGGCGAATACGGCGACGGCGGATACTGCGGAGCGGATGAACGCTCTGAGGATGGCAATGGCCGGGGCGCTGAAGAACGAATTAACACAGTTCACCGACAAACAGAGTGATCTCAAGAAAAAATCCGCCGAGTTAAAAGAAGAGATTGACAAACTCACGGCGGCGAATGGGCGGGCCGTTACAGTTACCAGCAAGGCTACGCTGAGCGACGTTGAGCGTGCGGCGGCTGAGGCTAAACTTGCTGCATTGCAGGAAGATTACACGCAGCAGGCCATGAAGAAGAATGAAACAGAACTTGAATTTCAGGCGCGCATGGCGGCGACAGCGGCCAGCATTGAAAGTGTAAAAGGAAAATTAGGCGAAGCGACTACGGCGACAACTTCATACATTGACAACAGCAAGAAGATCGAGGAACTAAGCGGACAATATAACGAGATCAATAAAGAGATTGCCGCTAATGCTGCTGCGCACGAAGATGCGACGCGGCGAATTTTGTTCGGGTATGCTGAGCAGCAGTTGGCGGTGGGCGGGTTGTCGGAGGCGGAGGCGACGGCGCTGGATGCGCTGGCGGTGAAGTGGGGGTTGAAGTCGCAGCAGGACGTGGCGGCGATGAAGGCGATCCGCGATGCGGCGGCAGGGCTGGCGGTGGACGGCAGTATACAGGGCTTTGTCGATAACGTGACCGGGGCGCTCGATCAGGCCAATGGTGCGCTGAATGAGACGCAATTAAAAATGCTTGAAGTGGCAAGGGCGCATGGTGCTCTAGGCGCAACAGATGCCAAGCCGATTGAAATTCCGGTCAAGCCCATGTTTGACATTGATGCGGCCAAGCAAGCTACAGCCAAATTCAATGTCAAGCCCATTGATTTGCCAGTTAAGCCAAAATTTGATACAACGATCGATACAAGCGCAGCCATTAAAAGTATAGAAGGTTATGGTTCCAAGATCACGGCGGCGATTCCAAAAGAAAAAACGACGAAGTTTGTGGCCGACACCGCAGGCGCTTCGGACAAGACGGGATCGTACCTCAAGCAAGTCTTAGCAATTCCCAAAGAGATTGATACAAATGTCAACCTTGACGCACGCTATGCCCTGCAAACGATCAGCGATGTCTCGTGGCTCATGGCAAATTTGGTCAGCAAAACGATTACTGTGACCGTGCGCTATAACACGATCGGATCACCACCGCCCGGCTATCAGCATGGCGCGGACTTCATCGTACCGCCCAACCCCAGCGGTGGCGCAGGCGATTACTTCCCGTTTCTGGCCGCGCCGGGGGAGCGGGTAATAGTGCAAACGCCCGCGCAGCAAAATAGCACTGCGCCAAGCGTGCGTAGTGGCAATACCTATAACTACACAAATAACATTTTCAATCCACTGGCGGCGGCGATGCTGCTCGATCAACAGCGCCGCGACCGGATCGGGCGCAGTGAAGCACGCATGGGGGTATAAATGGGATGCTCGATTAAGTTTGTCCGCTTAGATGATTTCATTGCTGATATTGACGAATTGGATTTATCAGCGAACGGTTATTCGTTAGCTGATAATGGCTACTTCCCGGTAGTTGCGCCGATCGGCGCGAAGTCGGTCAACGAGTCGATTACGCTGAAATTACAGGGGACATCAAAAGACGATCTGGCCGAGATGGTGCAATTGATTGACGAAAAAATCAAGCAGGTGCAATGGTGGATCGATGATCCGGGCGTGGAACGGTATCAGGTTTGGATTCGCGTTCAGCAGGAGGGCGAAACCTACGCACGGCAAGCGCAAATCCTCAATATCAAGCCGCCTGATAAAGTGCAACTGTTTACGCCGATGGAGATCAACGGTAACTACATCGGCAACTACCAGATTGGCATTGAGCGTACGCCGTTTTGGGAAGACCCGTACCCCTATGAATTTGATTGGGCTACTATTTCGGGGCTTAATTCAGTCGGAAATAAAGCAAGCCTGGGAATAAAAAACGGGGATGTCCCTGCTAGAATTCCAAAGTTGAAAATATCAGGCGGTTTTTCAGCATCATTCAGCACCTTCTGGATCGGGTTCAAAACAAATCGACTAGGAATTGCCAGCAATCTTCAAACGGCTTGGTGTTTAGACTTATCAGTATATCTATCCTACGATACTACAGTTACTGTCGATGCTACAGCATATGACGGGAATCGTTTAACTTGCACCTTCGGAACGCCAACTTTGCTTAATCGAGTAACGGCTTATCTCATGGACATGGTGTCCAATCCTGATTATTACCAGGATCAAAGGGGAACATACCTCGTTTTATTGCGCGCAAAAATGAGTACAACAGGGACAGCTAGAGTAAGAATGGCTAGCGGTTTCCCCGGATATGAAAAGTATTCATCACGCCAAGTTATTTCTGGCACAAGTTGGCAGCTTTATGAGTTAGGCGAGATACAAATCCCATCAATCAAAATCCCTGACAACTATTATTCATTGCGAAGATACCACATATCGCTTGAAGCGGAATTGATTAGCGGATCGCCTGATTTGCATTTGGATTGTCTGATTTTGATTCCATCTTTTGAGGGAATGATTAAAGTATCTTCTACTAGCGTCGGTGCTTCTAATAGCATTGTGATTTCACAAAATGCAGACGGTAGCATAGTAACATATGCCGCAACTAATACGGGGGAAGAGATAATCGCGCTTGCAGTCCACAGTGAGAAGCGATGGGGACTTCCTACCGATGATACAGATGTGATCATGGTAGCCGCCGCAAACAGCAATGTAATCAATACAATAAGCAGCAATTACGCATATATCCCGCGCTGGCGCACTCTGCGCGGCGATCAAACCGGAAGCGGCGGAACATGAGCAACTTTTCGCTGATGCTCTACAACTCGCTCAAACGCGGGAATGGCGCGCTTTGGAACTGTACCGATCGGATGCTGGAAACGTGGCGGCGCTCCATCCGCGCAATCGGCGGCTACTGGATCGGAACGGCAGAGTATAAGGGTACACGCGACGATCTGCTTGAAATGTATCTTGATGGAATGTTGCGCGAAGTGCGCGAGGACGTAGGCGGCTTGATTACATGGCAGGGCTATATTGCTGAGATGGAGTTGACCCTAAACGGCGTGCGCTATATCCGCTCGATCCTGCCGGTGGCGAACGCGATCAAGGTGTCCTATACTCGCATCGGTGATACGATGCTTACGAACGGCGGCGCAGAATCATCCGCATGGACAGTCGGCACAGGCGGCGCCTGTGGCTGGACAGGCGCGGCCACGGTGACGCAAAGCACGACCTGGGTCAACACCGGAACATACTCATGCAAAATCGTATCTCCCGGCGGCGTCGAGGGCGCATGGATTGAGGGCAGTGGTTACGATCTGACTATCGTCGCCGGGGTGCAATATGACATCACCGGCGTGGTCTACGCCGAAAGCGGATCATGGCGCATTAGCTGCAATCGATCAGATACGGATGAAAGCCTAGCATTCGACAGCACGAACGGCGGGCTGGGTGAGCGGTTGGTCAAGATGACGATACCCGCATCAAACACGTTTGCGGGAACTGTCGATCTAAGAGTTACTTCAGAAGATACAGGAGTGATTTACTGCGATACGTTTGCATTCCAGTTAGGCGCAGTCGCCGCGCAAACGGGCTGGCGCATTGATAGCGATTCGATGACTGAACATGGGCGGCTCGAAACCGTGCTGCTCGAAGCCTCGATGACCTCCGCCGCTGCGAATGCCAAAGCCGCCACGACGCTGAAAAAGCAGGCATGGATCAAATCGCTCCCGCCAAATGAATTTACCCTGATCGGCGCTGATCTGCTGGGCGAAACGCATGACAAGTTGTCCATGACGGTGCATGGCTATGTACATACACTCGCCAACAAATACAGCCTCACGACCGGCACGGCAGCAGCTAGCAACCATGTTAGCGCCGTTATCGGTGAGGCGGAATTTGTCACGACCGGCGGTATCACTTCCAACACGATGCAATACCAGATCGACAACCGGGGGCCGATCAAGCACTGGCAGATACTGATGGACATCATCAAGGCAGGGGATGCCAGCGGCAATCGCTGGGTAGGCGGCGTCTATGGCGGGCGCATGTTCGACTATGGCTTGGCCGATGGGCTGATTGCCTATCGCTATCGCGGCGGAAAATTCTACAACGCGGCGGGCGGCGAAATGGAGCCGTGGTTTGCTGAGCCGGGACATTTGCTCTACCTTGACGACGCCCCGCTAGGGCCAGGCCAGATCAGCGGCAATGACGAAGACGATCCGCATATTGTGTTTGTCAGCGAGGTTGAAATGGGACCGCCTACCGATCAATATCCGCAGGGAACGCTCACGATGAAGCACGAGGAACTATGACGATCCGCTTAGGCCGTGGAGAAGATAACTATGAGGCGTTGAAACTTCGCACGATGGGCGAAGGTGCGGCGCGTGTGTTAAACGTCCAAGAGGATGACGGTGATCCGACTGTGACCGATGTCAACACGATCATCGTGGACAATGGCACACTGACCGACGAGGGGTCGGGCGTCGTGCGAAAAATCGACTATGATGCAGCGGCTATACACGATAATGAGGCTGATGAGATCAGCGCGATTACTGAAAAAACCGTGCCAGTCAGCGCCGATATGATCATCATAGAGGATAGCGAAGCAAGCAACATCAAGAAGATGGTTCAGATCGGGAACTTGACAGCAGGCGGCGTAACAGGCGCAACGCAGATCGGGCAGGTGTTGTATTCTGTGGATGGCGTCATTTTCACGGCGGAACTGCCGATCACCGATGAGGCGGGCTGGCTGGTTGAGGAAACGAGCGGAATTTTGATCGTGGCATGAGGTGAGATATGGCAGAAGCACGACATGGATTTTTAGGAACGGATCAGGGAATCCATATTCCCTATCAGTGGACCTATGACGATGAAACAGAACGCGAAGCGGCCAGCGGCCTAGTCAGTACGGATGTCGGCAAACTGGCGCGACAGTTGGACGATAATTCGCTGTGGATGTTGACTGATGATGATCCGGTGACGTGGAAGGCTGTCGGCGGCGGCAGTTATCCCGCCACAGTGGCTACCGTTGCATTGACCGATCAGACAGCAGATATCAGCGATACTAATTTAGATAATACGACTGAGGCAGGGACGTACCTGATCAACTACTATATATTTTTCACGGCGACAGACGGCAGCACCGTCATTGTCAGTGTCGATTTTGGCTGGGCGGATGACGCAGGCAGCAAGATATTGTCAGATGTGAACGGGTATGGCCTAAATCTGTTGCGTCAGATTGATGCGAATAACACAGATAAACTGACCTGTTCCGGCACGTTTTTCGTACAGAGCGCCACGGGGCCGATTCAGTATTCGACCACATCTATCAATTCCTATGGTGATGCGGTGTACTCGCTGTATATCACCGTTGAGCGGTTATCGTGAGGTGCAACCACATGAGTAAGATTGTGCTGTTGGTGCTGGTTATGCTTCTGGCGCTGCTCGTGCTGAGCATGGCCGCGCCGTCAAGCGCGCAGCCGTTTCGATCTCCGCTGCCGACGCGGGTGTGGTCAACGCCGAGCGGGGGCGGCACGTTGGAAGCGCCGCCTTATCGCCCTACGCCAATATCTAGACCACTATGGCCTGAATCGCCATTGCCAACACCATTCCCGCGCGCGCATGAGATGCGCGCAGTCCCGATCGGAATCATGCAAGCGATGCTGCCAATCCGCAAATGGTGAAGTTCACCGCTTAGCCTGCTTTCTGAACAAGCGGGATGTCATCATACGCCGGGATGCTAATCAACCATCCCCGGCGTTCAAATTCGTTCACCATGTTATCTGCAATATCGCAGGCGCGAATCACAACTTGTTCAGGCGTTTGAAGTTTGAAAGCCTGACGACCTGCTGAATCCTCTCCATTCTCCTGCGCTGCCACGATGGCGAAATGTTCAACTAATCGGGCCGCGATTTCGCCTTTTAGATTCGGGCGTTTTCTTGCATGGAAAACAACACCCGGAAGATCGTAACTTCTTGCTCTAAATACATCAAATTCTTGTGTCATATTGTCCTCCACTCCCGCAACTGTTGCTTAACCGGAATCACGATTTAACCGGCTCATTTTCTGGCAGTGCGGCTACGGCTGAGTCAAGAAGTTTTTGCCCGCGTTCGCAAAAATCAAGCGGATACACTCGTTTGCGATTATCCCTGATGAGTTTCAGCAGTGCGGCACAAGTCTTGATTTCAGGCACGACAATGGTCTTACTGTTCCGCATTACAGAGACAAGGCCGCTATATTCCAGCGTGTCAATGATGGCTTGCCGCTGCTGCGCTCCAATCCCGATCTTATTGTAACGCGGGATAATTCCTATATCGGGCGTGTTGGCTTTGGCATAGAAGTCGCAACAAAGCGACAACAGTCCCATCGCATTACTGCGCGCCTCGCGTAATTCCCGCGCTTCATCAGGCGTTATTTTTTTTATGAGGTTATGTTCAACAAGACCACCCGTCATCATATATTCCACGGCTGGAATAGTCGAAACAGTAGTGTTCTCAGTGTTTCCGGCTGTTTCGGTGTTGTCTGTTTCTTCGTCGGATTCATCAATTGTTCCCAAACTCTGCCAGTGGGGGAGGGCGATGAGCGGCATATTCAGCACGAGCGGCGCATTAGGCCCAGCGATGCGCGCCGCCACTGCCCGCGTGATGAGAATCAGCGCATAGGCGATGACGACATATTTGATGACTTCCGGGATTAGGCCAATGACAAAGGCCAGCGGATCGAAATCCATCGCTACCGATCCTTACCATGATCAGAACGTGTGACGATCAGCGCGCCGATCAAGAGAATGATCACGACCAGCCATGACGCGATTTCACTCGCAGGATTCATCTCATTGATCGATCGTCATGCGGCTCGCGGCACTCTTGATCCCGCGAATAAGATCGTACCAAAGGGAGCGCTGGGTCTTCAGATATGTCTGCGTGTTTCGCGCGTTGGCTTCTTTGGCGGCCTTTGCGGCTTCCCGCCGCGCATGTTGTGATTTTGTTGCTGCACTAAGTGCGTCTTGAGTGGTCATTATTCTACCTCTTACCATTGCGATGGCGTCGAACATACGATATAACCTCACGGCGCTGCTTGAGATCGATGACCAACATATCATCTTGAGGCGTGAGCGTCCACACAAAACAACTGTTGTCCGCCACCATTCCATTTGACCTGATAAAGCCGGGCGCAGAAATACGCGCCATCTGTTGAGGTTTATTTGTCGAGAGATTTTTTGTAGACTTTCCTGATCTAACATATTGCACTTTGCGCGCAACATGTGATTCTGATTCGCTCGATGTCAAGATCGCCAGTAGTCTCCGCGCCGGATCGGACATCAAGGCGATATATCGAGGATACCCCAGCATCTCCATCGCGCAGGGAGTGAGGAGAATTTCGCCGTTAGGCGTGGTAACTGCTACGGGCTTGTCAAAGTACTGAGAGTATCGACTTCCGCCCTTGCCGCCGTATCGCTCTTTCTCGATAAAAATCCAGTTACTCATGGTATACTCCTTGTGCTTTTTGTTTGTCAGTTCGGCGCGATTGTCAGCCAAGACGATTACGCGCCGAACTGTTTTACACACTCACCGAATTCGTACCAACGCATTGATCTTGTCATTCAATTCGGCCTGAGCGCGCAGCACGCCCAACCGCGCGGCAAGTTTATCGCTGGCCGCGTCGTCATACTCTTTCAACAGATTTGCAATCATGAACGCGCTTTTCAGTTCGCGGCCATGCACCACGATCGCGCTGCGCTTCGTCTTGCGCTCATGGCCTGTTAGTTTCGCATCTTGCAGTGCATAGCCCCACCACGGCTTCGACTTCCCGGCGTGAAGGGCCAGCCACGACAGGGGTTTTTTGTGGTCAAGCAAAATCACTTTGACTGATTTGTAGAAGATAAAGAGAGGATAGCCCGACTCAATACGATCAGCGTCGTCAATGCCGTCAAGCGGATTTTGAACCTGTTTACGTCTCTCGCTCACGATTGCGCTCCATTCGTAAACATCGTAAAATGCCCTACGTGCCATTATGCGCTTGTTTGGGACGTTTGTCAAGTGGCTTTTTGTTCTACACAAGGGCGGCGCGGAACGGGCTAGAATGGGATCGAATCATCAATGATAATCGTGATTCTGCCATGCCTTACGGGGGCTTGCCTGATGATGCGGATCGGATTGAAGTGATAATCGTCAATGCGGAGTACTTCAGCAATCCCATCTAGCGACGGCTTGAGAGCGGACAGCACGCCGTCAACATCACGGCGGCGGCTATCGGGCGGCTCGATAATGATCGTCACACCATGATCGATCAGCGTGTCGCCAATGTCTGAACCTATGCCTATCGCCTCGATTGCCGCCGACTGTTTTGCGGCAGCTTTGAATGATTGCTTTGACTTCCAACTTTTACCATTAGAGCGATTCGGAAATAGTTCAGCATCAGGCCACGGCAGAATAATCTTGCACGGCTTGATCATCTCATCTTCCCCTGTGCATCCTCTTTGACTTTCATCCACCCCTCCCCGCAGCGCCTGCACGTACCGACGCCGACGCGCAGCATCTTGTGGCCGCACGTATCGCACGTCATGACGACACGGCGGCGGGTGCCGCGCTTGGTGAGAGGTGGAACGGTGCGGCGGCTCATGCCTCGATCTCTTTCGTGTTCAGGCATTGGCGCTCATTCGCGCCATTCGATCGGCAGCAATCGCAATAGCCATTAATGAGGTCGCGCTGTTGCGTGCAGCAGATACACGCGCCAAACGAGCGCACGATCTTAATCGGCTGATTGCTAGTGCTGTAGACACTGACGCGTTTGCCGGAACCGCGCTTGTCATCATACTCTCTCAGGCGAGCCGAGCGTGAGCCGCGATCACCGATGCTATTGACGCTGTGGACTAGGCGGGATTGGTAGGTGTAGCTAGGCATTCATGTCCCTGTCAAACTCGCGTCCCTGCTCCAGTTCCGCGATGCGCTTACCAGCCGCTCTGCCAGCAAAGTGGCGGTCTAACTATGTATTAGCCGGACGGCCTCGCCTCATCTGCCTGCGCTTCGTCAGCACGTAATCGCCGCGCTTCCACGCAGTCAAGGCGGCGCTGATCGTTCTGAATCCGTCGCGCTCGGCGGCGGCTTGCAGTTCGGCCATGCGCTTGGCGGCGGCGCGGGCGTTGGCGGCGGATTTGGCGGGGCCGGTGAGGGTCATGATGATCCTTTAGCGGCTGTCGTGGCAGAATGAAACTTCAATGGTCATCTGCCGAAATATCGTCGCGCCGCAGTTTGCTTCACCTGCTCCAACAATCGCTATCAGATCGTTGCTGCTGAGTTGACGACGAAGCGCGATATACAGTGCCGCGAGTTCTTCTGCGTTCAATTTGTTAAGGTCTAGTGTAAGTTCCATCGTTCGCTCCTGTCTCTAGTATGCTGGTATTATACAATACCTTCGCGCCTGTGTCAAGGGGGTGTCAGAAAATTTAAGGATCGCACGCATGTTCTACACCTCACGCTACCTCGCGCTCATGCCTGCCGAGCCGTCAAGTTGCATACCTATTTGATGGAACTCATTTGACCACATGGATTCTATTGTATTAGAGTATGCTCCGGTCAGTTTTCCTATTGGCCAGAATGGTAGCCAATTAGCTTTTGTGTTTTCACAAACAATGACTTGACCATCTCTTGATTTGCACCACTCACCCAACACTGAAAAATCAATTTCATTCTCGTGGTAATGATCGCCGCCGAATTGATAAGGGGAGTCTATAAACCATGTAGCCGTTTGATTCTCGATTTCGGAGTAATCGCCTTGCATGATTTTCCAGTGTTTGATTTTGAATAACTGACTTGAAATTTTTTTCTTGGCGGCGGCAATATCACTGAATTGTTGGACTATCTTTTGAGGATATGCTGTACCAGGAGCGACAAGAAAACCCATAAGCAGGCGTTCACCTTCGGAAAGTTTGAAACTATCGATAGACTCTTTATATTTCGGTTCTGGTAAACTCATAATATCGGCAGGGGTAGCTTGTTGAAGATAGCGCCAGATTTTTACAATGATCTCCCATTTTTCCACGAGTAAAATATCACGGTCAAAGTATTTGAGGCTATACCGCGCACTGCCCGCGAATGGCTCTATGATTCTGCCGCACTTGGGAGCCGGATATAGGTCTATCACCTTGCTTTTACTGCCGTAATATGAAAACATTAGTCCTCCCCCACGCCCGCCGGGTCGTCCAGCGGCAGGGCGTCATCATGTATCTGCTGCGCCACGGTATACCACGCCTCGATCTCATCAGCGTCCCATGTCGGCGCGTCCGGGCCTCTGAATGTGGCGAGAATGGCGGGCGGGGCATCATCCATTGAGGTCTGCATATCTTAACTCCATATCGGCCAGCCGCACATATTCCGGCGCAAAGTTCAGGATGAATGTATAGCCTGCCGGGGCCATGCGTTGCTTGCTGATGCGGGCCACCATTAGATTCTGTGTTACCTTGATCTGTCTCTGCCCGATGTCGATTACGGCGTTCTCATCCTCTGTTAGCACAGGCCGCCACATGCCGATCTCTTTGTCGCATACCTGACCGATCGCGCTGGCCCATTGCGTATCGCCTGCGCCCGGTATCTTCAAGTCGTATTTGTCTACATCAGCCTTAGCCTGTACCGCAATTACGATCGGGCAGCCGCAATCGATCGCCAGTTCCTTCGAGGCGTTGATTGCCTCTCCAACCTGCGTCGTTCGATCGCGTGCGCCCTCAACCGGGATGATCTGGATATAGTCCAAGATGATCAATTCGATGCGCGTTTTATAATCATCCTCGAATGAGCGCAGCGCCTTGTACACATTCTCGATCGTCATGCGCGGTGTCACCTTGCGGCGGCTCTGGCTCTTGCCAATCATCGCCACAGGCAGGCGCGGACGTTTGACCGATTGCTCCATCAGCTTGCCGATGTCAGCGCGTCCCCAGGCTATATCAGTAATGCTCAAGCCGCTGGTCGCGTCAATCTCAAACATCGCTTCGATCTCTTCGACGCTCTGCTCAAACGTCACATACACTACAGCGCGGTTGGTATTGTCGCTTGCCATGATGCGTTTGGCGGTGTGCCGTGACAGGTACGCGCAGAGCGTTGATTTGCCATGACCGGGCCGCGCAATGACGCCGGTCACGTCGCCGGGGTGCATGGGGATGATCACGCTATCCATGCTCGGAACCCCCCATGTCACGCCGCTATATTGCTTGCGCTGTTTGGCATATTCGACAAATTCAACCGCGAGATCAGCCGGGGTATGAATAAGCGATCGATAATCGGTATTAAGCATGGACGACCCCTGTTAGTTTGATGGTCTGCTTGGCTTGCTTTGTGGACTTCCACGCGCCGATCCGATTCTTTACGCTGGACAGGCTGAGCGGCTTGTCAGACCAGAATTGATCGCGCTTCATTTCCGCATAGCAGGCGCGCACATCGTCGGGGGTGTAACCCTGCTCAGCTAACCACTTCGCGGCACGCCCCTCGCCAGCCTTCCAGTCAATCGGGTATGTCACACAAGATTCATATGCTGCTTGGATGTCTCTTGTTTTGACTACTCCAACCGATGAAGAATCAGCGATAATATCTTTTTCTTTCTTAGATACTATCTTCAAGTGACTTTTTGTCATAGCGCGCTGTGACTTTTTGTCATACCCGCTATGACTTTCTGTCATACCTGTTACGCTGATTTTCAATCCAGCCTTGCCGGTGTCGGCGTAGGTATGGGGGATATTGCGGAGGTCTGGAGTCATGTCTTTTAGATAACCATTGATTACTAGGTTGTCACTATGTCTGATGACCGTTCTCACGCTTAGATGAAGTTCAGCGGCGATTGTTCCAAGTGAGGCATGACATACACCATTTTCCATCTGGCAATAACGCCATATGCGCCCGAACACAGCAGCGGCCACAATGCCTACATCTTCAACGACTGAATCAATAATCGGTGTGAATCCATCAACATCTGCTAACACTGTGCGGCTCATCTTCCCTCCAAATAAAAAAGCACCTGGTTTGTGTGTCGGTCGCCGATTTGGTAGCCCTCATGAGGAAGGTTGGCAAACCGGCACACAGATCAAGTGCCTTTCTGCCCTCACGCACCCGCTACCAAACGGGGAGACTTCTTAATCGTCTCATGAACCATTATATTACACCTTGTCAAGCTTCATACGATTCTACTCCACTTCAAGATCGCGGCGAAGTCAGCGCGGTCTAAGCCCATCTCAGCTAACCACTTCGCGGCACGCCCCTCGCCAGCCTTCCAGTCAATCGGGTATGTCACACAAGATTCATAAGCCGCCTGGATGTCTCTTGTTTTGAAAATAGGAAGTGTCGGTATATCTTTATCTAGTTCATTCAATCTAGTTAGTGTTCCAACGGGGTTACTAATGGAGCGTGCTTTTTCCGAATCTGCGCTTTCGTTCGCACAGCCCTGCGCTAAACGGTATCGTTGCGAATTGTCCGATCGTGTCAGATAGTTTTGGTTTGTTCATTTGTTGCTTCCTTTTTCTCGAACTCGTCAATCAGCCGCACAATGAACGCACCGATCTGAGAGCCTGGGCCGCGCTTGATTTTGTAGCCGCTGGCGCGCGCCAGTTTCTTGAGACGTTTCAGTTCGTTGTCGGGCAGGTAGATGTTAGCCATGTTTGATCATCTTTCCGCGCGCGCATAGCGGCATGAGCCGATGCCGTCCGGGCACTGTCTTTACTGATTTTGAATTCGCGCATCAATGTATCTATCACATCACGATGATTTATAGCACGAGTATCAGCGTCCATGATCTGTAACTGATCTGCGCGAGCAATCCATTTTTCCCGATCCACTTTTGTCGTAGCGTTCATTTTTCGAGCATCCTTTTGATTAGATCGTTCATGATTCCGGTGTCTTGACCGGTTGATTTTCCTTCGGTAGCGGAGTCAACCACGGCGCGCTTCTTTTCGATGAGCGCTGCAATCTCATCATCAATCGTGTTCTGCGCCAGCAGATACCAGGCGGTAACGGCGTCATTCTGCCCGATGCGATGACAGCGATCTTCTGCCTGGTCGTGTGCGGCTGGCGTCCAGTCGAGTTCGACAAATGCAACATTCGATGCTGCGGTCAACGTTAGACCAACACCACCGGCGCGAATGTTCAGCACGATCAGATTGCAGGCTGGGTCTGTCTGAAATCGATCGACATATTCCTGCCGCTTGTCCAGCGGCGTTGATCCGGTGATGGACGGTGCGTTAAATCGTTTTGCAATCGATTCAACTACATCGATGTGGTGCGCGAACAGCACCAATTTTTCACCGGTATCCAAAAACGATTCAACCCAATCGGCCACGGATTCTAATTTTCCATGCGCTGCCAATTGCTTTAGCGCTTCGATGCGTACCAGTTGCTCGGCCTGTGCGGCGCTGTTTTTCTTTTCCTCGCGGCGCTGGTATTTTGCTTCGCATTGTTCGTCTGCGCTTAGATGCGCGATGCTCGCCAGAAATTCAGCGTCTTGCTCTGCCTGATCCCCCAACCACGAGATCAACTCACGCTCGGCTCGATCGTATTCGCGGCGATTATCGATTGCTACCGGAACTGTCGCGCGTTGCTTTGCGGGAAGATCCTTCAACACGTCCACTTTGTTGCGGCGGATGTAGCATGTCGCACGCATTTTTTCATTGAGCTCATCCAGATGTGAAGCGCCGCTCATCACCCACCCGAATCGATCATGGTAGGCTCCACAGTATCGCTTTGCGAATGCCCAGAAGTCGCCGCCGACATCATTCAGCCGTCCGATGATTTCGAGTTGGCTGATCAATTCTTGCGGTCGATTGAGCACCGGCGTGCCGGTCAATGCAAGCCGATATCCAATACCTTTAGCCAGCATTTTGGCGGCTTCGGTGCGCTTGGCTTTGTAGTTCTTGGCATAGTGCGATTCATCGAACACGACGCATTTGGCATTCATCGCCAACAGCGCTTCGAGGTGTTTGCTGAGCACATCGTAATTGATCACGATGACATCAGCGGCGGTTCCGGCTTTTCCGTTCCACACGCTGATCGATTTACCCGGCAGCCACTTCGCGGCTTCACGTGCCCAGTTCAATTTTAGCGAGGCGGGGCATACGACAATCGCGGGATAGGCATTCGCGGCGTGGATAGTCGCCAGCGCTTGAATTGTTTTTCCGAGTCCCATTTCGTCGGCGATGAATAATCGCTTTGTCTCCAGCGCGTAGGCTACGCCCGCTTTCTGGAATGGCCGCAACTCGCCACCAAGTCCGACGATCTCGATCTGCGCGTCGGCGGCATGGCTTCGCTCGATTCGTTCGGCGCGCATTTCGGTTAGCTTCGCCATGAGATTAAGCGCCGTTCCGTCGATGTCGAATTCGTAGCGTTGATAAAATTTGAATAGCGGTTCGACGGCTGAGGCATTCGCGGGGACTGCCCATTTTTTCGACGCGGCGTCAAATTTGCGTCCGGGGATTTCTTTTACGGCATCGACCAGCGCGGGATCGTAGGAAAATGAGATGACAAAATTCTTGTCATTCGCGGCGATCAATTTTGTGCTGCCGTTTGTCGGCAAGGGCGGTTCGGGGATGGCGTTGTAATCGATTCCGGCGTTGCTCAATTGTCCGCTATATTTCGCCAGCAATCGCCACGCGGCACGTGTCTGGCGGGGTGTCCATTGCTCTGCCGGTTTCTGCGCCAACGACATGCCGAGCGGCGTGTCGAATTTATTGAATCCGACGCCGTTTAGCTGCGATGCGTGATCGTGATCTTCGTTCGCTAGGTAGTCGATTGCGCTTTTGAGTGTGGCGTTCATTGATTTCCTCTCTACTCTACAATCTGATATGCTTCTATTATACAGATAATCTGTAGATTGTCAAGAGGCAAATTTTAGAATATATGTTCTACACAATCCTCGACCACTTCAAGATCGCGACGAAGTCGGCGCGGTTTATCCCCATCGTCAATGCCGCGTCATCAACCTTATATGCGAGCCTGACTACGCGGGCCTGCTTGCCGATAGCGCGGGCCAGTTTCACGGCGTTCAATGTGGCATCAGGGTCAAGCAACACCCACACGCGTCCGCATGGTTTCACGGCCTCGACTATGCCGCCCCAAGTGCCCTTCGCTGGAACTGCCAGCACAGTATATTCGGTCAAGCGGATGCGCGTGACGATTCCTTTTTTCGCGCCCTCACAGATGACGACTTGATCACCGATCGGGTCGGTGGGCGTCGTCATGTAGTAATGTGCTGATAAGCCCTGCTCGAATCTATACCGATCTTCTGGCCGTTCTGGATTGAATAGCCGGTATTGCAGCGTCTTGAATTGCGGCTTGTCTTGCGCGTGGTGGAAGTAGGGGATTGTATAGGCCGGAGTATGACGTAGTTCACCGGATGAATCGCGGTATACCTTGTCAGGCGTAAAGCCAAGTTCTAAATAGTCCTGCCAATCTTCCGGCACGCCCCAAGCTGCCCACTGTGCGCGATGTTCTGCGCTCAAGCGGCGGTGAAGTTCCTGCCAAAGTTCTGAGGTGGTAAACTGCGCGAGTTTGGCTTGCTGTTGCGCTTGCCTGACTCGCTCTGCTTCTTTGGCCATTCGTCGGGCTAGTTCGCGTTGCTCATCATCGATCTGCACGATGACCTTATCCCACGCTCGGATCGTGTGCCCGCAGTCATCGCACCAGCCATAGAAGTACGGCCATTGATATTTCGTGAGGATGACGAAACGCCGATGACCACCACAGACCGGGCAAGGGCCGCGCCATGAATGATCGTCGCTATATTTGAATAGGTTCGACGGGAGTCCGATTTGATCAAGTTGTATCGGCGCTTGCTTGTTCATGGCTTCATCCAGGGGTGAATTGATTTGTGATATTCAAAGCATAGAACTCCAAACAAAAACGCCCATTGTATTCTGTGGTGTCGGTTCTGGCGGCGTTGGCAAGCCTGCCCCCTTAGGGAAGGGCGTTACCAAAACCGACACCACAAAACACAAAAGGCGTCAAAACTACAGTCCCTAAGTGATTGTTAACGCGCCCGGTTGCCAGCCGTGCGGCGCGGCTTATGCCACATCATCATTATGCCACAGGCTGTCAAGCGCGGTCAGCGCAACGGCCATTTCAATTCCAACGCCTCGCCTGGGCGTGTCCGATACGTCAACGCCTCATCACGGCTGAGCGGGCGCACATCCTGCCAGCGGCCAAACTCTACACGTCGGAGCATGTAATAGCCGCGCCAGTCATTGTAGAGTTGGACGACAAGCGCGATTCTATTCGAGGCGGCGTCAGCGTTGAGGGTCATGGCGGTCAACCATTCCGCGTTAGCCACTTCACCGCCAACCGAATAAACTCGCCCGTGATCTCAATCTCAGCCTCAGTGTAGTTATTGGCCTTACCGATAGTCGCGTAATTGTCTAGCCAATCCTGATACGTGTGCCGCTCACAGCCGATACTGCCCCAGCCGCCTGCAAAATTGGCCTGATGCTTGCCGATGGAGAATGTGACAAAATCACCGGTTGCATTTGATAGATCAGCATAGGTTAGATCGATGTCGGCGAGTTTCGCCCCATTGAGTTCCGCCCAATTGAGTTTCGCCTCATTGAGTTTCGCCCCATTGAGTTCCGCCCTATTGAATTTCGCCCCAGTGAGTTCCGCCCCAGTGAGTTTCGCTCCATTGAGTTTCGCCCCATTGAGTTCCGCCCAATTGAGTTTCGCCCAAGTGAGTTCCGCCTCATTGAGTCTCGCCCCATTGAGTTTCGCCTCATTGAGTTTCGCCCCATTGAGTTCCGCCCCATTGAGGGGCGCCCAAGTGAGTTCCGCCTCATCAAGTTCCGCCCCATTGAGTCTCGTCCTATTTTTGATCTCCAACTCTCCGATCACCTTATTCGTTAATTTGTTATTAGTGATCATCATGCTCCTTTGCATTGTTGTGCTACTCATTCCGCGTTAGGGTTTTGATGGTGCGCTCCGGCCACACTCTATCGCTCACAGCGAATATGACGCCGCCCTCTTGCATCTTCGTGATACGAATCACGCAGCATGATCGGATTGCCGCATATATCACATCTGCGGCGCTGGCATTTGGTGCATGCTATGTTTCCCCTATTATCCAACAATTCTCCGCTGCCGCATATGGTGCATCGGCCATAACTGATCGGAGGAACATCTGAGATAATCGGCTTCATTTTATTTTCCTCATCCTCTTTTTGGTCGGGCAGCCCGGCTGGTTGCTGCTGCCGGGGCGTCGTCTAGCCCTCATTGCGTTGATCCTGCTCAGGCTGTCAGTTCGTCACGAGCGCCCCAGCAGCGCGGGCAGGGGCTAGGCGTGGCGCTTGCTCACGCGGTCAAACACTTCAAGTATGTTGTCGGCGGTGATGGTCTTGTAACCCTCCGCGCCTGCGGCCTTGAGAAAATGAAACTCATCAAACGATCCATCCTTGCGGGCATAGTGCGGGTAATCGCCAACCCAATTGTTGCCGATCTCGCGGAAGTCAGCGAAAATGCCGCCCTCAAGCGTGGACTGCGCGAAAGTTTTGCGCGGGATTTCTACCTGTGTCAGTTCGTCATCTTCTTCCTGTTCGATGACAGAGGTAGGTGCCGGAAGCAAATGCTCAGGCTCAGGCGCAGGCGCGCTGATGCTCAGCACGCCGTCGAACATTTCTTCCAGATTGACCAGCGCGATCTTGAGCGGCGACACGCTGTAGATTTTCGTCTTGCCGCCCTTGTTGTTTGCCTTGAGTTCGACCAACTTGATCTCAACGCTGATCCCAGGCTTGAGCATCGACACGGCGCGGGTCAACTGCGCGCCCATGTTGAAGCGGATTCCTACGCCATCGTAAAAGTGGGCGACGGGCATGAGCCGCCCGTCCTTCTCGAATGTCTGCATTCCGACATACAGGCCGCGAAAGGAGTCTCCGATCTTCTCCATGATCAATGGTGTCGGCGTGATGGTAATCGATGGTTCAGCGTTTTTGAGTTCGTCCAGATAGTTCGACATTGTGATCTCCGTTTGTTTGAGTGGTAGATGTTCAGCTTGTTCGTGTGCGTGGTCAGCGCGTCGTTACCAATGTCCCTCCGATGCGGAGTCATATTGATCCGCACTGTTGCCCGCGCAGCCCGCGCCGTGGTCGTCGCGCTGCCAGTCCTCAAACTCCGCCACTTTGCCGCTTGCCAACTGCGCCGCCGTCTCGTTCATCGCGGCATGATTGACAAAGTAGCCGGGGGGTACGTCATCAACTTCGATGCGTCCGCCCGCGTGCTGCACCATGATCACGCGCTTGCGATTGCAGAGCGGGCAGCCCGCGCCGCCGTTGGCCTCATTTTCGATGCGATAGGTGGGGTCGTGCTGGCAGGTGTCGGTCATTTCGCGGCCTCGGCTTTCGCAATGGCAGCACGAGCGATGTCGATCATTTGCTGCGCTCGTGGTCTGCGCCCGATGATTGCGCCTGTGGTTGGATGCGTTGACGTTGGCTCGGATGTCTCGATCAGAGTAATGATCTGATTCAGTGCTTCCAGCAGTTCTAGCGCGGCATTGTGCAGCGGGCAAAATTCGATGTCAACGCCTGACCCGTCACTGTAAACTCTGGCAATACATCCACATTCATTGAGCGTATGCGGTGTCATTTCGTTTCCTCCTCTTTGCGCTCCCGCGCCAGTTCGGCGGCGGCGGGGTCGAGTGCGGCTTGCAGCGCAACCTCAGCGGCCTTGCGGATCGCTGCGCTGATGTTGATCGATTGCCGCCCGGTGCGCCAGTTGCGACGCTTGGGCAGGCCGTAGGTTGTCGCCACGCGGGTCAAGAGTCGTTCAGTTTCGGGGGTGATGTAGGGATTTACCATTCGTTCGCTCCTATGTGTGATGCAGTCCCCCGCGCCGCCGTTGCCGGATGGCCTTGTGTCTGCGCGGCGCGGGGAAGCGGATTATCTTAATTATCGAATGCGGCTGTAGTGCACCTTGCCGCTTTCCGCACGATCGCTGATGCGGAACTTCTTTTCAAATTTCGCTTCCTCTTTCGGGTTGTCGAATCGAATCAGATTAATCCAGTACTCGGATGTTGCGATCTTTTCTGCTTGCTTAGCGTTCATCTTTCTCTCCTGCGCGTTGGAGTCGCGCCCCTCATTTATCTATGCTTACATTATACCCATATTCTGCCCATTGTCAAGCGTTTTTGTCACGACTTTTGCGGCAAATCACTTTTTTTAAGGTTGGTTGACATTTTGTGCGCCGGTTTGCGCCACGTTTCAACCGCCTACTTGACAACCGTGCTATACTGTAGGTATGGTGGAATTTTTGTACTATCCCGTAATCCTCGTCGCGTGGGCGCTGAGCGGCGGTAGACTCGAAAGGATGAGAGATGAATAAAGAACTTTGGGTATCATTATTGACGTTCCTCGCAGGCATCATTGTGTTGGCGGGGCAGATGTTGCCGGTGTCGCCCGATCTGGCTCCGTGGTTGGCGTTCGGCGCGGCGGTGATCAATCTGGCGCTGGCGACGTTCTTCGGTGTGGCCGGTGCGCGTGCGGCTAAAGCGGCGCAGAAGTAGCGCCGCTCTTTTGTTGACCCGCTCGGAGCGGGTATCCTCCTGATAGCCCGCGCCGTTCCGATCCAGCGTGAGTGATGGCCGCGTAATGGGTGGGGCAGAGCGACGGCGCGGGCTAAATGATCATGGCGAGCAACGACATCTCAACGTTAGCCGATGCGCTGGGTGTTCTGCAGCGTGAGATGTCTGGACTGCATGATCGGGTACTCGATCTTGAGCGGCGCTTGGCCGACTCCGACAAACGTGCTGCAATGTACGAGCAGCAGGCCAATCGCAGCCGGGCCGAACTAATCACGATGGGCCAGCGGCTTGAAGCCGAGCGTGTTGAAAACACTCGGCGGCTTACTCTGGTTGCTCAGGACGCTCAGAACAAGCTCAACAAGCTCTTAATCATCATTCAATCGTTGTACGTGATGGTCGAAAGCAGCGGCATGAATCCCAACGTCGATCTTGAAGCGCTCAGTAAATACATCATGATTGACAATGTGACGGGGAAACTCGGTAAGCTCGATGCTGAAACGATTCGCCGCATTAAAGAGTAAGGTGATCATGTGACGTGCATCTCTTTGACGATATGCTCGATGCGGTTATCATGCACGATGGCAATTTCGTGCAATATATCAATCCTGCTGGTATCGCACTTTTTCGCTATGCCTCGCTATTCGAGATGCAATGCCTATCAATTTTTCAATTGGTTGATGACATCTTCGTTTATCGCGCTATCATCCGCGCGGAAAAATTGCGCGTGCATCCTGAAACACAACTTCCTGACGCTCAGTATCTTTTCGTGCGTAAAGATGGTACGAAATTCTACGGCATTGCTCACTCGCACGATTGGCGATGGGCTGAGGTCTATATCGGCGGGAAAATTGTCCCGATCTATTCTCGGATTTTGTACGTGAGGGAAGCATGAGTAATGAGATGCGTGAATTCTGGATTGCTTTGATCGTGATACTCTATTACGAGATGCTACAAGATCAGTCATGGCGATATTATGAGCAATGTGATTAGTCGGTTAGGGTTCCACTGCAACGGGCCGGATCGCACCGGCTATGGTCAATGCCTCGACACGATCGCCGCCGGTGATCGGCGTTTGGCCTGTGTCGTGACGCGTGAAGCATCGCATCAGCGGAGTGGTTGCCGTGACCAATCCTGATCCCGCTCCTGCCATTGCTCGCTATGAGGCAAAACAAGAAGCGATCAAGCAGATGTTCTATCGGCTCGAAAACGAATTCGAAGCGCTTGGGGCGATGTGGGTTGACGAGATCAAACCGCTGATGCTTCAGCAGGGCAATGGAGCGCCGCCGCTTGTGTTCTCATCGCCAGTCACAGGCACGACAGAAATATGGGGCGGGGATTGGTTCAGCGCCGTTGGTTATGCTGTGTCATACAGCAACGGCACGGCCTATCATACGGGCTGCGATCTCAACCGTCCGAACTATGCCGACGCGGGGAAGCCGGTATATGCCGCCGCTGATGGTCAGATCGTTTTCAGTGGCGTTGTACTCGGCTGGCAGGGGCAGGTGGTCGTCATTGATCATGGCGGGGTATGGACGCGCTATGCGCATATCAAAGACGCGCCGGGGCTGGGGCCGGTGAAGCGCGGCCAGCAGATCGGTATTATCGCTGACTATGATCGGAATGGGCCAAAGGGAGATCACTTGCATTATGATGTGGCTAGGATCGATTTGGGCGCACGCCCTGATGATTGGCCGGGCAACAATAAGGCGCGTGTCATCAGCGATTATCACGATCCGGTCAAGTGGCACAAGGATCATGCTGGATAATGAGCCGGAGTGGATCAGGCAAACGCGCCGCTACTGGCACGAGCAGCGTCGGCAGCAGCGGATCGATTTGCTGATTGACGGACTGTTGGCGTTAGTGACGTTGATTCTTGGCGTAGTTTTGATCTACCTGATTTTGCGATGAACGAATACGACTACCTGCTGTCACTCGAAGACACTGAAATCGATCTCATGCGCGCCCGCGTCATTGCGCGCCCGCCTGAGCGCGTCGGCTGCGCGTTCGGCTCGGTTGTCGAGATACCTGAGCCGCCGCCGATCGACGACGCCGTAGCCGTGGCGACATGTAAGCGCATCGCGGAGGAGTTGCAAACGGCGCTGGAAAAGACGACGGGATGAACTGGACAAACGTCACCGTTAAACTTGGCGACTTACAGCCGTGGGAGCATAACCCGCGCACGATGACGAAGCGGCAGGCGCAGCGGCTGCTCAAGTCGTGGCAGACGTTGGGCCAGTTTCAGACGATAGCGATCGGGCCAGCGGGTGAAGTGTATGATGGTCATCAGCGGCTCAACGCTTTGCTCGCGGCTTATGGCGCGGCCTACGAGGTCGAGGCGCGGCAGAGTGAGCGTGCATTAAACGATGACGAGCGGGCCGCGTTGACGCTGGCCGCTAACATCCCGGCAGGTGCGTGGGATTGGCAGGCGTTGGCGCAGTGGGATGCTGAAGCGGTGAAAGACTGGGGCATGGACGCCGAGACGCTGGCGACATGGAACAATGACGCGGCAAATCTGGCGACGATGCTGGAAGAGGCGGCAGACGAACAATTGACAGAGCGTAGCGAACAATTAGAGGCACGTCAATATCTTCGGGTGTTGATTGGTGTGCCGCTGGATGGCGCAATCGAGGCGCGAGAATTGATTGAGAAAGTAGCAGCCATTGAAGGCGCGCAGATTGACTATGGTGCGAACTAAAATAAACAACTCATTTTTGAAAGACAAGATCGCGCTGAGGATGAATCATCTGCCAGCGGGCGATTTGCGCGTGCTGGACTGCTTCGCCGGGTCGGGTATCATCTGGCGAGCAATTATTGCGGCGCTTCCAGGGCGTTCGATTAGGGTGCTGCCAATTGATGAGAGGTCGTATAGTGGTGGCTTCCGCTTGCCGGGTGACAATCGGCGCTATTTGCAAGAGTTAGACTTGTCGCGGTTCAATGTGATCGATCTGGATGCTTATGGAGTGCCAGCCGATCAGATTGATGCCCTATTCAATCGCGGATATAGCGGGGTGGTGTTTGCCACTTTCATTCAATCGCTGGATGGCATCATGCCATACAGCGTATTGAACGCAGTTGGATTTTCTGAGGCACAAGTAAAAAAATGCCCCACTCTATTTTCAGAGCGGGGCTGGCAGTACTTCAGAGAGTATCTGGCGCTACGCGGCGTGACTAGGATTGTACATCGTTCACGCGGGCGCAAGCATTATTTGGCGTTCAATTGTGCTGGACGATCCGCTTCGGGTTATAATACCCATGCGGCAGATAGGGCTGCAAGTCATGCTTGATGTAATGCTTTACGCCAAGACTCTGGCACACGTCAACCATGCGGTGGGTGTAGTCCTCCCAATCGGTTGTGCAGGTCATCGGTAAGTAGTTGACGCGCCCGATCTTATAGAGGTCAACGAACGTATGAGTTTTTCGCACGATTTGCATACTCGCTTCAATGTCAAGCGTTGGTTCCAGCGACACCCATGTAAAGATACCGGCGTCATGGAACTTACGGAGGGTTGCGATCCTGTCGTCGGGCAGAGCCGCGCCGCGCTCCCATTTCTGCGAGAACTGCGGATCGAGGCTGGTCAATGTGCTGGCAAAGGCGTCACGGTCTGGTCGGAACAAATCCAGGTCACGCATGGCGCGCGAGCCGCCCTTGGTGAGAGTGCAAAAGGCGAGGCCGTTATCGATCAGCACTTCCAGCACCTTGCGTGTCAAAGTGTTGTCGGTGGGATGATAGGGGTCAGTGGTAAAACTGAGCATGACTTGTTCTGTGATTCCGGCCTGCTGATATTTGCGGGCGTCTTTCTTCAGTTTGTCGATGAAGTTATCGCGGGGATATGCGCCAGCGTCAAACGACTCGCGGGTAATTTTGAGAACGTTCGGGACGTAGCAGTACGCGCATTTGTGGCCGCAGCCGCTGTAGGGATTGCAGGCCAGCGGCGCGTATTCGCCAGCCTGACCAGCGGGGGCGTAAATGATGCTGCATCCCTTGATCGATACGCCGTCAGGGTTGATCGTGGCGGTGATGGGACGCCCGCCAAGTTTTCCATTTTCTCGGACGGCGGCCTGCTTTGCTTCACTGGTGGATTGTCCACCCTTGCGGCCCATTGTCTGAGCCGCGTCGAACATGCTGAACTGTTGGGACATTGTATATCCTCCTGAGTGATATATGATGATATTATACCAAAACGGTTAGGTTGTCAAGTGGAAGAAATACCCGATCCTAGCGGGAACATAGCGGGAGAAGAGCCGTATAAAGTCGGCTACAAAAAGCCGCCGAAAGAAACGCAGTTCGGCGGCCCGCGTGCGCCAAAGCGCGGCAACAAGCCGAAAGATTTCGATCAGTGGCGCAAATTGGTCGTCAAGTTGATGAACGAAATCGCTATCGACGCCAAGACAGGCGGGCCGCTGATGCTGAAGGATGCGAACGGCGTTGAACATGTCGCTACGAATGCTGAGATGATCGCCCGCTCGTGGATTCAGAATCCGAAGCGCCAGCGGGATGCAACGGAAGCAGCGTTCGGCAAAGTGCCGGATCAATCCGAGAATTTCAATATTAATCTGGATGATCTATCAGATGAGCAATTGGAGATAATAGCCAATGGTGGAAGCATCCGGTCTGCGATTGCGCGCAGCGGCAAAGTTAAAACTTAGACAGCGACAACAAGCGCAGACATTGAATGTCGCGCCTGACTTGAGCCGATGGATCAATGATTGCATTACGATCGAAGAGCCGCAAGGGGACACCGTGACGATCATCCCGTTTCATCTGTGGGACGCACAGCGCGAAGCATTGACGACGATTCAACATGCGCCGCAGGTGATTATCTTGAAGGCGCGTCAATTGGGCATATCGTGGCTGGTAATTGCGTATGCACTCTGGCTGTGTCTATTCCACTCAAACAAAAACGTGATGGTGTTCAGCAAGGATCAATCTAGCGCCAATGAGATGGTACGGCGGGCGCGGGGCATGTATCAACGGCTGGCACGCAAGCCGGCTGGGATGATAACTGATAATGTTACTACTATCGGCTGGTCAAATGGTTCTCGTATCATGTCTTTTGCCGCCACTGAGGACGCCGGGTCATCGTTTACTGCTTCATTGATTGTGCTAGATGAGTTTGCTAAGATGCATTATGCAGCCGATTTGTATACGAGCGTTAAGCCGACGATCTCAGACGGCGGGCGCATTATCATTATCTCGACAGCCAAAGGCGAGGGAAACCCTTTTCACAAACTATGGACGTCAGCACAGGCAGGGCTGAACAGTCTCATGCCGATCTTTCTGCCGTGGCATTCTCGCCCGACACGGACAGTCGAATGGTATGCAGAGGAAGAGCGCAATGCAATCAGTCCGACTCATCACAAACAGGAATACCCTGCCGTGCCGGATGAGGCATTTCAAAGTATCGGTGAAGATCGCTTTCTGCCCAGCATGGCATTATGGGATGCGTGTCTTGATGCATCATTGCCCGCACTCACAGAGCATGAGCAGTTGATCGTCGCGCTTGACGGCGCAGACGTGGCGGATTCGTTCGGGCTGATTGGCGTCACATCGCATCCGACAAGGCCGGGTGTGTTAGCGGTGCGCGTCGTGTACGAGTGGATGCCGCCGCGCACAGGCGGCATTATCGATCATTACGGCGACGAATCGAATCCGGGGCCTGATTGGATTATCCGCAACGTGCTTGCGCCGCGCTACGCCTTGACTGAAGTCGTTTACGATCCGCACGGTCTGTACCAACTCACGTCCGGTCTGATGCGTGATGGCATTGTAGCCTGTGTGGAATTCCCGCAGAGCACGCAGCGGCTTGAGGCGGATAAGCATTTGTTCGATCTGATCGCCTCACGGCGCATTGTGCATGACGGCAATGCGGCGCTCCGCAAGCACATCGACAACGCTGATCGCAAGCTCGACCCGGAATCGCGCAAACTACGGATTGTGAAGCGCGAGGCGCAGAACAAGATCGATCTGGCAGTTTGTTTGAGCATGGCCGCTTTCACGGCTAATCAGTTAGGATTATAGGCGATGACTATGGCCGACGCACTCACGAATGATCTCTTTGCGAACAGTGTCACGAAAAACGACATGCCGGAATATCAGGGCAATGGCGTCGTCAACTTCATGATCCCGTGGTTCATGCTATCGCAAGCAAACCTGGCGCTCCCCTCTGAGTTGCCGCCCTATTGGTCGCTGCGTTTCGGTGTGGCGGCCTATTGGTCACGCGATCTCGTTTTGCGCTCGACCATCTTGCATGAATCGTTTTGGGCCGGGGCCGTGAGCAAGGCGGCGACGAAAGCAGCAGCGAAATCATTTGACTTGACCGGGCCGCGCTCAGGTCGCTACCAAGAGATGCTCTTGGACTGGGGCGGCGATGGTTACGTTCCTAGTCAGCAACGCGGCATGATCGATTATCTCTGCTCCAATAATGGCGAGTTTTGGGAGATTGTGCGTGTAAGTAGTGCGGCGGGTAGTCGCATCATCGGCCTGGTACATCTCGACTCGTTGCGCGTCATTCGCACGGGCGATCCTGAGACGCCGTTTCTATTTGTCGATTTGCGCGGCATTTATCACGAGTTGAAATACTATCAGGCGTTCGATCTGGTAGATATGCCTGACCCGGCGGCGGCGTCACTTGGTATCGGCCACTGCGCCGCCGAGCGTGCGTATGATTACATCTACAACATGGCGGGCATGAGCCAGTATTTCAAAGAGAAGATCACAGGCACGGGCGCGACATCGCTTGACCTGGTAACCGGCCTGTCCTCTCCGCAATTGCAAGACCTGTTCGTGACCGGCAGCGCCGAGGCGAAGTCAAAAGGTTTTCGGAGATTCCAGGGGCGAATCATTGGCGGTATTCTGGCAAATGTGGACGTGAAGCATATCACGATCCCACTCCGTGAATTGCCGGACGGATATGATCGTGAAAAGGAATTGATGATCGCGCAGTTGTCTTATGCGAACGCGATCGGCTGTGATCCGCAGGACATCAATCCGGTGTTGATGGCGCGTGGCGCGCTGGGTGTTGGCGCGCAAGCCGTGGTACTCAGTGAGAAAGCGGCGGGCTTTGGCGTAGCTGCACGCGACAAGCACATGACGCACATCATCAACAAGTATTTGTTGCCCGATTCCGTGACATTTGCTTTCAAAGAGCGAGACTTGCGCGAGGAAAAGCAGCAAGCTGACATCGCGCTTGTGCGCGAGCAAACCCGCGCCAGCATGATCGCAGCAGGTGAAGTGACGGCAGAGCAGGCGCGACAAATGGCCGTTGACAGTGACGACATGCCGCGTGAGTTCATCGCCGTCGATCAGACACAGGCGGGCGCGGCATTGAACGATGAAGAGAAACCAGTCACGGAAGAGCAGGTACAGGCGCAAGCTGTGACTGATATGACACAGACTCCGCCTACCCCGCCACAGGCCGGGCCTACTGCGCCTCCTGCTGCCAGTCAGAAAGAGATCGATGCATTGCTTGAATTAAAGCAATCGATCGACGAAGCGCGGGCAGAACTGAAAGACACCGAAGCGAAGCAAGAGCGCCGCTCATTGCTGGACATTCTCAAGCATGCCGTGACGCGCAAAGAAGCGCTGCCGTCCGCGCTTGCGCCGATTATTTTCGCGCCGACGATCAGCACGCCGCCCGTCACCGTTCATATGCCGGAAACGAAAGGAGCACCGATCATTGTTCAGCCCGCGCAGAACAATATCACGGTACAGCCCGCCCCGGTGACGGTGCAAAATGCGGGCGATGTGACAGTGCAGCCCGCGCCCGTGGTCATCGAGAAAAATAAAACAGTGGTGATGAAAGTGCAGCGTGATCAGAAGGATAAAATGATCGGCGCAACAGCGGAGGTTAATTAATGGCTGAGATTTTCCCCGATGAAGGGCTTGATTGGCTGTTGGGCATTGCCACGGGCAACACCGCCGCGCCGACTAATCTCTATCTTGGCATGTTCACCTCGCAGACCGGATCAACTGTGCCAGCACGCGGGGCAGTGCTGGCGACACAGACCGGTGTCACTGAGGCGGCATTTACCAATTATGCACGGATAACCATTGCGCCCGGCGACTGGGGCGCGGCATCCACAAACGGCAACGGGCGCGTTCGGACAGCGGCGCAAAAATCTTTCGCAGCGGTGGGGGCTAGCGGGGAAACCGTCACTGGATTTTTCATCGCCACAACCAGCGGCGTTGGGACTGGTGTGGCGGTGTTCTACGCCAATTTCGATGACACCACGGCCAACACTTTGACGACGGGCGATACTCAAAAGATTACGCCGTCGATGCAATTCGACGGATAAGGAGATCATACATGGCGGGATATTTTTCGGCGGCAACATTTCGACAGATCGGTAATGCGGCCACAACTCAAAACTTGATGACCATTGAGAATATAGACAGCACAAAGTTAGTATATGTTCGCAAGGTTGTTGTGCAGATGGACGCAACCGCCGTTTTGACGGCGGTCATGCCGTTGATCAAAATTTCACGCTGCGCTGTGCCTTCGGGCGGCACAACGCTTTCAAAAGCGCAATTCGACACTGCCAACTCATCCAACGCCAATACCATCTGTCGTGGTTCAACTGCATCCGACGGCGGCGCTAACTCAGGGCCAACGGCCACGCCGGGGACAATCATCTGGCAGCAGTTTGGAATGCGACTGCATACTGCCGTGGGGCAAGTCCTCGCGCCTGACAATGATGTACTCCCGACTGTGGCCGCGCTGAATAATTTTGTGCTGCGGCAGAACGAGGCGCTGGTAGTTGCTATCGTGGCGGCGGCGGGCACATCCAATCCCGCCACAAATCATTACACAGTCCAGATAGTTTGGGAAGAGAACTAAATGGCGTACATCACAGCGCGATCTGTTGTCATGCTGGGCAATGACGCCACCGCTCAAAATCTATTTACGATTGAGAACGGGATCGCCTCGCGGGTGGACGTGTATGTACGGCGCTTGGTCATGCAGACAAACAACCTCGCTGTATTGACCGCCGTGCAGCCATTGATCAAAGTGAGTAGAGCAACCGCCATTAGCGGCGGCGCGATAGTAGACAAGCAACTTGCAGACAGCACTCTATCATCAGATGCGGCGGTGATCTGCCGAGCGCAGATCGGAGAGACCGCGCCCATCACTGCGACGGCGGGCGATACCATCTGGCAGCAGTTCATTACTCGGATGCATACAGCCGTCGAGCAACAGCGCTCGATCGATATTCATCTTTTGCCGATATTGATCGATACTCAAGATTTCATTTTGAGGCCGGGGCAGAATCTT